TGCGCCCGATAAAACAGCAAAAATCCAATAAAGCCGCCGGCACCTAACAACCCGCCGATGCTGGAGAGGATCGCAGCAGGATCCATCCGTTTCACCCATAACTCTGCACAGAGTGCTCATCCGGCGGTGTGGGTGCTGGTTGTTTGGCGGGGAAAAATTTGCTGATGAACTGGTGGATATAGGCCGCGCCCATGCCAATCGCCACGCCCGTGATCACCAGCCCATACGGCGTAATTTTTACCGGCGCTTCGACAAATTTTCCCAGAATGTAAAGCAGATCAATCTGATAGACGAATGCGCCGCCCAGGCCGACTGCCACTGCCAGATATACCAGTGCCCACCTGAATTTCGCCAGCTGCGGGACGTTATCGATGATCCTGCCGAAAAACGCCTCTACCAGCGTTTCGGCCAAAAACGCGAGCGCCAGAACGAACGCCAGATATCCAAAAATCTCTCCCACCATGTGTACCTCCCATCAGTTAACAACAAAAATCCCGGGCCGCTGAGCCACTCCAACTCTGGAGTGACACAGCCCCGGGATCAATGCCTCGTGAGCTAAAATTAATTATAGTCTAATTTTCTGGATTTACAACCCCCGACCACAACGTTATATGTTATTTGTCAATAACATATAACGCTTTTTGTAAAACTCTAATGATATTTTCTATTTTGTTCTATTTCACGCGAGGTTTCAGCGTCTCCGATATCGTGATTTTATCCACGCGGCGGTTTTTGATCGTGGTCACAATCTCCCCGTACCCCGATCTTTGTACGATCGTCTCAATCGCATGGACCAGATCCTCGAGCTCCTCAGTCATGAGCAGCTCAGCCAGGCGCTGCAGAGATTCCCGTGCATCCACCACCGGCGCCGGCGTGGTCAAACAGCCTCCAGCTGCTCAGCTGGTGCTGGCTGGATCTCCGCCTGGATCTGCTCCCAGCTCACCCCCTCGAGGATCAGCGCCACGGCCGGCCCTCGCGAACCCCAGATCGGCGCCACGCTGACGCGGATCCCCGCCCGGCGCAATATCCGCAGGACCTCATGCAGCCATTTCATGGATTGATCTCCGGATACTCATTCCACTCCCGGCCGTCCAGCAGCCGGCCGGCAGCCTTTTTGCCAACCCTTTCAAATAAAACCCGCCCGGGTTCGTGGTTGTCCATAACGTGTTTCCACTCTCCCCATTGCTTAAAGTAGAACGACACCCCAGCCGCCTGGCACTGATCCCGGATCGACCGCGCCCAGCCTGGGTGCATCGGCCGCGCCCCCGGGCCACTTTCCCCGCCCACGATCACCCAATCTAATCCAATCTTTGCTTTGTTGTAGTCATCCGCTGGACGGGAGACTAACACATTATTCAGTGACCACATTTCATCCGGTGCGGGAACACCATGCCTGGCATAATTAGCTGGGTCAACGGGTATCTTAGCCCACTTCACTCTCGTAAAATCCACCGGTCCCAACATCGGCTCGACGCTGACAAACCGTACCGCAGCCGGTGTCTCCAGCAGCAGCTGGATATTGCGGTCGGCGTCCTCTTGGGTCGAGATGGACACGCCGGGCCAGACATTTTTCAGCGGCCACTCTCCAACCCCTATCATCAGCGACAGGGATGTTCGGATTGCAAATCTCACAGTAAGCCCGGTGGCGCTCGTAGTCCAAAAACTCCGCCCGCGCGGTCGTCACCAAATCCCAGCCGCCCAGGCTCGCCTCGCGGATCTTCGCCCAGTAGGCATCGTGCAGTGCCTGGCCAGTCGAGCAGCGCGTCGTCATCCCTTGTACCCCGCGCACTGAGCGCAATCCCGTTCGTGCTCTTTCCAGGCTCGAAACGCCGCCATCGTTTTAGCCCGCGCCTCACGCTTCGCCGTCTCATCCCCGGCGGCGAGAATATCGCACTCCAAAGTGGCCTGATTCGCCCAGTCGAAATACAATTTTTCGCCGGGTTTGCAGCCCTGAAATTTCCGGATTTTACCCATTTTTCACCTCCCTCGGTGTCGCCTGTCTGGACCACCAACTGAAAATCACATACACCAGGTCCAGCGCGGAATCTGCGCCAAACTGGATTCGCGTCCCGCGCTGCGCGGCCCGTTTTTTAATCTCCAGCTCAACCGCATCCAGGAACGCCTGGTAGTAGGCCCGCTCCGGCTCGGGCAGCCCGGCCAGAAACTCGGTGAATTTTTCCACGCTGTTTTTCATCATCCGCTCCTAATGCTCGATCCATCCGGCGTACTCCCCGGATACGTAAGCCCGCCGCTGCTCCTCTTCCGTCAGCGGTCGCTGGCGGTTGGCCAGCCGGTACAGGTAGATCGCCCCGCCGCGGCCCTCGCCGACCGACGCTATCACCTCCCGCGCCAGGTCGATCAGCGCCTCGCGCGGCCAGCCCGCCGCGGCCACGGCCGGGAACTTCACCCGGAAAACGCCCACCCGCCCCAGCAGCTCGGCCAGCTCGCCGTCGATTGCCTCCGTCTGGTTTTCTGGATTGCCGTCCAGATTTCTGGATTTCTGTCCAGATTTCTGGACGCCATGGGCAGGGTTAAGAGAATCATCAGGAGGATGAGGATTGTTTTGGTTAACAGGATCCTCTTCATTAAGCGAATCCAGATTTCTGGACGGATCACGAGCCGCATCCGTGAACCGGACGGTTAAGCCGCCGCGCCAAGCGGTGCTGAACAGAAGCCAGCCCGTATCTCTCAACGCAGCCAGGTGCCCGTAGATCGTCGCCCTGGATTTTCCTGTTGTCTCAATGAGAGCGTTCATCGAAATATCGAATAGCTCCGACTGCCCCCACGCCAGCCCGCGCAGCTGGATGTAGGTATCCCTGACCGCCGGCGAGAGGCGCTGGTCATAAACCAGCCCCGCCGGGATGTTGACGTACCGCGGAGGCAAAACTGGTCTGCTCATCGGGCGCCAGCCACACTCCGGTTACCGCAGACGTGATGATGCCAGTTGCCCGCCGCGGTCAGCGTCCACAGCTTGGATCCGCACCAGGCGCACAGGCACTCACAGCGCGGATAGGGATTGCCGCACAGCGCGCATTTGCGCTGCGCGGCAGTCGGCTCGTGGTGCATCACCCGCCGACCTCTGATCCCTCTGAGACGGCCTCCGCCGATTCCTCGAAAGGGTCCGCGGTTGCCCGCCCTCCGGTGGCTCTGCTTTCCGCCTTCTGCGCCTGGTACTGCCGCGCATAGCGGCGCGCTTTTTCTTTCAGGCACTCCCGGCTGCAAACCTTCGCTCTTGGCCTGGTGACCGGCTTTCCACAGATCTCGCAGCTGCGGATGCCGCTATCAGTCTCCTGGCGAACCGGATTCACAACGACTGTATCGCCAAGAGCGATGAGTTCGCCAGCTCCGCGAGGCTCCGCCAATTCCGTCAGTTCCTCCGCGCCCAGCCCGCGGGCGATCAGCGCCAGGTTCTCGTGATCGCCAATATCCACCAGGCGCGCACTAGTAGCCATTATCATGTGCGCGTTCAAATGGTATAGTACATGGGTGAATATCTCATAGGTTTGATCATTCATCAAAAATTTCACTGCCTACTCCTCCCGGTCCAGCTGACCGACTATACATTCGATTGCCCAGACGATCACGCCGACCAGGACCGCCAGGACCCACCAGCTGACCAGCGCCAGGATCTTCCTCATATCCCCAACCCCAGCTGGTGGCCATCCCCAAACTGCTCGCGCGCCGATTTGTCCATCGCGGATTTCGTCTCGAGCATGTCGTAAATCTTCGCGCCAAACTCGATTCGCATGAACTCCTCGTACTCATCGCGGGTCCGTACCATGTAATAGCCGCCATCCTCGCCGGCCGCGCTGCCGATCAGATGCCCCTGCCGCCTGAGCTGCTTGATCGCCTCTCGCACCACCCGCTCGGTCGTGCGCACTCCGAGCATCGCGCAGTGAGCCGTCAGGTTTCCGCGGGATATCGGATTGGCCCGGGTGTACTGCGTGACTATGCGCAATATAGCCCTCTCCAGCCCGGGCGGCAGGGAAATTTTCCGCTCTTCATCAGGATATTTTCTCGCCATCGCACCTCCACTGTGCTATACTGGAGGCGTGGGGCTTCGCCAGTTCCACGCCCGATCCGCCGTTCCAGCGGCGGATCATTTATTCCGGCAACTGGCCGACCGCGCTCACGCCGGCCTGCGCCAGCCGCGTCTGCGCCGCCTGCTCGCGATAGATCCACACGACTACCCATTCGACCAGGATCATCGCCAGCCAGTTGCTGTTCGCCGGCAAAGCACTGAGGATATCATCCAGGATCAGCCTGCGGATCGCCAGCTCGGCCTCATCGTGCACCGCCGATCGGCGCGTCAGCAGCCAGGCCGCGATCAGCACCCATAGCGGCAGAGTAAATGTCATCTCTAGTGTTTTACTTTTCACTGTAGCACCTCCGGGGTTGGTATCAGCAGCCCGGCCGGCAGGATCACCACCGTGGTCAGCGCCTGGCTGCCCTGGATCACGCTCCACATCACCTGGCCGAGCAGCACCTGCCCGATCGACACCGGCAGCTGCGCCCCAGAGATCCGCTGCCAGCCCTGGCTCTCCATCCATTTGATCAGATCGCTCATTTTGTAGATGCTGGTTCCGGTCCCGTTGACCATCCTGGCCAGATCATCCACCAGATCGCCGCGCTGATTGATCACCGCGAACGCATACCCGCCGCGCTGCGGCCAGGCCAGCATGTACAGCCCCTGGCCCGAGTAGATCATCGTGCCGGGCTTATCCGCCGCGGCTGACCGCATCCCGGCCAGCGTGCCGTGAAATCCAACCGGCCATACGGCGGCCCCAAAGACGAATAACAGAAACAACAGGATTGGTATGATCAGCTTTTTCATCTGTCCTCCATATGGGAATAACCAGAAAATCCCGCCGCTGACGCATCAGCTCAGCCGCCCGCGGGTGAAACTCCGCATCTGCCTGGAATTGCTCCACCACCGGCGCCAGTTCCTCATTCCCGTCCAGCAGCCGGCCGTTGACCTGAATCAACGGGTACTCCGGCCAGGCGTGGATCTGCATCACGTCGCACGCCACTGTGTACCGCACCCGCTTGATCGGCTCGAGATGCAGCGCCCGGTGGGTGATTTCCTTGACTTCGAATGGGCAGCCGTTGATCAGCATCCGCTGCCCCTCGCGCACACGCAGGGAGTGATTATTTTCCATGTGCACCTATTTGCTCCGTCATCATGTGCTCCGCCGCCTGCAGGATCCGCAGCTGGAATTGCTCGCGCACGTCCCAGCCGAAGATCCTGCGCAGCATACGCTGGATATCCTCGACCGTCCTCCCGGCTGCCAGCTCCTGCTGCAGCGCGTCGTACACGCTCGGATAGACCGATTCCAGCCACTCGGCGCTCTGCTGGGCGATCGCTTTAGCCAGTGGGCTGGGTATCTCCAGCCTGGGTTGTGCTAAATTACGAAATTTTGTGAACATGATCTAAACTCCTTGCCTTGCCTCGCCCCGCCTCGCCTTGCCTCGCCCCGCCTCGCCTTGCCTCGCCAAGCCGAGCCGGGCCAAGCCGGGCCACGCCTTGCCCATGATGGAGAGGGCGGATTCGAACCGCCGCAGGCTGTGAGGGATGGCAGCCCGCCGTCCACGCTTCTCCGTGTTAAAGTTCGCTTCTACCGATAATCCCCGCCGGCGAGGTCTTGCCCCGATAATCCGCGCCGGCGGGGTGGCTCCGGCCGGGCCCTGGAGGTGTCAGCCCGGCCGGCGATCCACAACTCTCAGCTGCTCGAGCGAATACTCCAGCAGGTAGCACGGTCCCTCTGGATGAGGCGGCAGCAGCTCCGCGGGCAGCCTGACTTTTTTGGGGTCATGCGACACCAGAATCCCGCGAGTCTTGCCTTCGCTATCCACGACCTTACCAGCCGCGATGCCAGGCCCGTATGGCGTCATGATTTCCTGATTGACCACAATTTCCAAAATTTCGTCGCTCATCGTTCCTGGCCAATCCTGGTAGCGATAATATGGATTATCGATGCCATATAATCAGAATTAATGGGGCAGGGAGGCCTCGCACCTCCCTTACGGCCAAAGGAGGGAATGCCGCTGCCACTCTAGCGCCCCATCCAGTTGCGTTTACCATTCGGCCGATCCTCGTTATACGCTCCGGGATTGGAGCGGATCTGGCGCAGGATCTCTGATGCTCGTTTCAGCCGCAGATCCTCCACCTCCCGGTTCTGCAGCACGTCCAGCAGCACCGCGATCGCGTCCTCGATGCCGGCGTTGGTCAGATGAGGATTTTTCACCCGCCCATCATTATTGGCGCTGTCCTCGAGCTTCTTAATCCGCCGCCGGTGATCCTTGATTTCCGCTTTGATCCCTCCCGCGAGGTATGTCAGGAATAAAGCTACCATGATCAGGATCACGCCGATAACCGTCATCTCCATGAGATCAACTCCAGGAAATCAGCAATACAATGACGCCCAAGATGAAAATTACAATCGCTGATATGAACAGCATCAAAACCGAGATCGAAACATCCACCTTTTTATTGCCCATCGCGCCCTCCAGTTTCTGACAGCCACCTCAAAACCTGCTACCATGAATCCATGAATAAAAATTACGATTCCAATCCGAGCATCTCCGCCACCGTCTGCCAGGTGGTATCCTGGCGGCCTTTGATGGCGTGCAGATAGATCTGTGTAGTGGCGAGGTTGTTATGCGACAAAAACTGCTGAATTTCCTCTGGCGAATCGCCGGCCTTCTCCCGCAGCAGAGCCGCGGTGTGGCGCAGCGAGTGCACCCGCAGGGACCGCCAATCCAGCCCTGCCTTCCGGGCATAGTATTTGAGAGCCGAGCGGACCGTCACCCCGGCCACCGGCTGCTCGAGGATCTGGCCGCGAAAATCGTAGGAGTGAAACACGTAACCAGATGAGCGATCGCCCTCGAGCGCGGCATATTCCTGGATGGCCGCCAGGACGATCTCCGGCAGCTCCTGGACCATCCGGGTTTTCCCTTTGCCAGTCCAGCGGAACACGATCCCAGTCGGGCGCAGCTCGATATCCTCATACTGCAGTGTTCGCCACTCTGAGTTTCGCCTGCCTGTCAGCAGGTAGCCCAGGAACAGGGCATAATCCCGCTTACCGATTACAGTATCAACCGGGATGGCTTCCAGGAATGCCCGCGCGCCTTCCACCCCCATCACCGTGGCTTTATTGTATGGATTTATCCGTGGCCGGGCTGCCCCGGTCATCGGATTATTCGGACACAGCGGGATCTCCGACCCGTCCGCCTGGGTCAGGGTGTAGTCCTGAGAACAGAAGCGGTAAAACGAGCTCGCCCCCGCCAGCCGGGCGGCGATGGTGGTATCCGCCACGTTGCGCTTTAAGTGTGCGGTCCAGCGGACAATATCGATCCTGCGGATTTGCCACGGGGCCGCCCCGCAGAAGGCCAGCAGCTGCTGGATCGACTGGTCATACAGCCGGCGCGTGTTCGGGCTTGTCTGCAGCTCGAGCCACAGGCGGTGCGCGTCGTTCCATAGATCCGCTTTTTGCGGATCCACGCCGGCCGGGACCAGATCACTCGCCATTGACCGCCTCGGCCAGCTCCGCGTTCAGCAGCGCAATCTCGATGGGGCTGACCCCCGCGGCGACGCCCGGGATCTCCACCACCGGCTCGTCGATGTACTCGATCACCAGATCGCCTGCCACGGTCAAAAAAATATTCCGCACGTTGCGGATGCTCACGGTATGGGATCGGATCTGGATAAACGGCCCGACCTCGCAATCGACGGTTACAGGATTAGCTAACAATTCACACCTCCAGTTTGCGATATCTCAGGAAAGCAGCGCGGCCAGCAGGCCCACGATCAGGAACAACGCCGCCAGCAGCCAGTTATCAAGGTCAGATTTGATCGCTTTGATCATCTATCCCTCCGGTTGTGATACTTCCGGGTAAAAAATATCCATTGCTACCAGGCATTCTTCCGCCCATTTGCGCGCCCATTTTTCAGCGGATGGACTGTTACGCACTCCGAATAGCGTGCCCAGGCTGGGATTTTGTCGCCCCTCTTTCCAGTACCAGACCATCTGCCGGCTGCATTCGATCCCCAACCCCTGCGCAAATTCTTCGAGGGATTTGCCGTCCAAAAATTTTTTCGTGATTTCGGGGATTGATTCGGGCATATTGCTAAGCTCTTGTTAGATTAATTTCTTTTTAAATTATAACAACATACTATCAATTTGTCAATACCAATTAACAAATTCGTGCAGATTGTTATAGTATGTATGTGAAGACCCCACTCTCAGAATGGTTCGAGAAAGCTCTTATTAGGTATCAATTTGAAATCGGAGAAAGGGTTTCCCTCGATCAATTTGCCGATTATTTGGGAATAAGCCAGGGCTATCTAAGCCAGTTGATGAATGGGGCTAGAAAGGGGATGGGCAGAGCCACCGCGATTGTGATCTGCCAGAAACTGAACGATTATTCGCTGCTGGATATTTTGGGATATGCCCGGCCTCAGCCCGAAGAGATCCCGGTCCCATTCTCCTCGCTGCCGCCCGAGCTGCAGTCGCTTCTCCGTGCAGCCCTGCTCGAGATCGACCAGGCGCTCAAGGCAGCCGGCGCCCAGGCCGATTCCGCCGAGGCCTTGCGGATCTCCACGGAGATCCTAAAAAAACATGGCCTTTCGATCGAATCCGTCGAGATCGACGATTCGGACGCGTAAAGTGAGGTGATGAGGATTTTCACTGGTGACCCCTTGATCGAACTTCTGTTCTATATAGTACGACAATTGCATCCAGAATGCAATCCTTCCCTATGCAATACGATATGCAGTTTTCTGCAGCCGCTCCCTAACAAAAGTGCAAACTCCCCCGAAATTAAGAATTCCCTTGTAACACGGGCTCCCCAAAACCGAACCGTCGTGCCCACGGTTACACGCACCACCGACCACAAGGAATCGTCAAAAACGTGACCTTGTGTACGAAGGTAAAGAAATCAGATATCCCGTCTCATAACCGCTTGGTCGAAGGTTCGAATCCTTCCGGGCCCACTAGAGCACACCTCCGACCACACGGATTATCGGTAGAGGGAGACATGTGGTCGGAGGTTCGCTCCAGAGCGACCATCGACCACACGGATTTTTTACCATCGACCACACGGTTCAATATGCCCGAATCTTAAATTTCTGGCCATTTTGCCCAAATCACGCTCAAATTTGCATTATCGACACCGAATTTCGCGGAACCGGAGACCAAACGGATGAATATTTCACTCACTTTATCCCAGGCCATCGACGGCTATCTCATGCACGCCGCCGCCCGTCATCTCTCGGAGGACACCATCCGAGATTATTCCAATACGTTTCGCAAATTCACCAGCTTTTTCAAAACGGATCCGCCCCTCGCCTCGATCGATCATCTCCAGGTGGAGAGTTTCCTTTCTCAGCAGGATGGGGTCAGCAATAAAACGCTGCTTAACTATCACATCGGCCTTTCCGCCCTCTGGACCTGGGCGGTCAAAGAGCGGATCGTCTCGGAGCACATCCTGCGCCAGGTCACCCGCCCCAAGCCCGAAAAGATGGAGATCATCCCTTTCACCGACTTGGACATTCGGGCGATGGCCAGCGTCCTCACCCGCTCGCGCGCCTACTCCCGGCCGGGCAAGCGCGAGTCCCAACACACCCTGCGCCACCCCGAGCGCAATCTGGCCATGTTCTACTTGCTCCTGGATACCGGCATCCGCAATGGCGAGTTGTGCAATATGACAATCCGCGATTGCGACGTCAAGAATCTGCGCATCACTGTGTTTGGCAAGGGATCCAAAGAGCGCACCATCCCGATCTCTCACCGCACTGCGCAGGTCGTCTGGCGCTATCTCTCCAAACGGCCCGACGCCCGCCTGGACGCGCCTCTGATCGCCACCGAGCACAACCGCCCATTGGACCGTCATAACGTCGATCACATTCTCGCGCGCATCGGCGAGCGCGCCGGCGTGCCCAACTGCCATCCGCACCGCTTCCGCCACACCTTTGCCATTCTCTACCTGCGCAACGGCGGCGATCCGTTCACGCTGCAACGGATATTAGGCCACAGCACGTTGACGATGGTCAACCGCTACCTCTCCATCGCCCAGGCCGACCTGGCCACCGCCCACCGCCGCGCCAGCCCGGTGGATAATCTCCGCCTATGACCCGCCCTACCGGTCAAAGGCACCCCTCTCCTCGTAGGAGAGGGGTAGGGGGTGAGGTCAATCTCGCCCAGGCCGACCTGGCCACCGCCCACCGCAAGGCCAGTCCGGTGGATAATTTGCGACTATGAAATCGATGAGTTGGAGAAAATTTGTCAAACCAATGATCTGTCTGATGGTTTTTATTGCCGCCACATGGTTTTGGTATTCATTTATGCCGATGCGCCACCACTGGCCAGAAATTTTCCGTCCGGCAGTCTATAAACTTTTATCTTTCCAATCGCCGTATTTAATTGATCGTTTTTTCAATCCTCCCTGGGCATTAATCCCGCTCCTCCCATTTGCGCTGTTACCAGAACGTCTTGGATGGTCATTGCTGGCGGTAACAACGTTTTTTGTGCTCGGGTTTGTCGCGCATCGCATGGGCGCAAAGTGGTGGATGGTCATGGCATTGCTCTTGCTGCCCCACACGCTGTACAATGGATTGCAGGTTAATGTGGATTGGCTGGCAGCACTCGGTTTTATCATGCCCCCACAGATTGGATTGTTTTTCATCCTGCTCAAGCCGCAACTCGGAGCGCCACTGGCGTTATTCTGGCTTATCGAAACTTGGCGCACAGGCGGATGGAGAAAAGCAATAAAAATCTTTGCGCCAGTAACGACTGCTTTTTTGATCTCATTCCTAATATATGATCTGTATATCACTCGTTCTACTGAGCTAATTTTGCAAGATGGTAAATCGTTTTGGCCGTTCTCGATCCCGATTGGCGTCATTCTGTTGTTTTTGTCTATTCGTTCCCGCAAACCCGCGCTGTCGATATTCAGTGCACCGTTTTTATCTCCCTACACTCAACCATATTCATGGCCCTATTCGCTTCTTGGTTTGATCAACCGCCCAAAAATATTCCTGGTTTTTATCCTAATCATGTGGATAATACAAGATCGCGACGGCCCCTGGATGTTAAGAATGATCCTTGCTCCGTTTTTTGATTAGGTCTTCAGCCCATAAATTTTGATAAAGCTACCCGCTACAATATTGCCGGCAGAAGTAAAAATTCTTATTCCATCAACGTCGCCCGTGTTTTTCCACAAGCCCCATATCTCATTAAATCTATATCTGCTACTAGAATGGAAACCGCCTCCATGCAAACTTTCTGAAAAGCCAGTCTGCAAACCGTGCCCCGTACAGCCCCCAGCCGTAGATGACCGCCGCAACGTAGAGAGTCGAGATAATCACCAGCGTCCAGTATTCCACCGCGCCGCGCCCGCCGCTGAGGATCGCGCCGGAGAGAAGGGAGAGGGAGATGAAGGATTTCATCAACTCACCCTGAAATATTCCACTAGAAATTTGGCATAACTTTTTGAGTTGGGGTGCAATGCAATTCCAATGCGGCTCGGCGTTAAATTCAATGAGCCTGAATATACCGTTTGCCACAACAATCCATGATTGGAATACTCAACTGTGTATGTGCCTGGAATAGATGAGGGCGTAGTCACCCTGATAAAAGCAGGTCCGGTATCATACTTGTTGACGTATCTACTTATGTCATATCGGTCTGAGCCGAGAGCTTTGCCCCACCAGCGCAGACTGCTATTGTGGATAAAACCAAATATAGCCTCATTGCTCCCGTCTTGATAAATATATATTCCCCCCAGTGAAAAATTGGCTTTAAACAATGCGTGTGCTTTTATTTCAATTGTAAACGGCAGGCTGGGCGGCGTTTGATATATATACGCTTGAGCATTTGACGCGCCGCCATTAATATCCATGTATAAATATCCGGGCAGCGATGTTTCGCTGAGCGTCGTGAACGTACCGGATTGCGTCCATTTACCCGTATCAAACGACTCGTCATCAAACTCATCGTCTTTGGCATTGGCGGAGGTAGGCGGGGTTTCTCTGAAATATTGTGCCAGTTGCGGCCTGATAATTTCAGCCGATAATGTACCGTTGGCTGAAGTTACAACGTATGTGGCATCTGTCGGAGCGCCGCCACCCCCCGGCGCCCCGCCGTCCTTGATCACTTTTCCTGTCACACCGTCGAACACCGCCAGATGCCCGTCTGTTGCCCCGTCCGGGCCGACCACGTCGCCCGATCCGCCCCCGCCGCCTCCGCTCTTGAGAATCACCACCCGGTAGGCGTCCTCATCCGGCGCCGAGCCAAACGCCACGTTGATCGTGTTCGTGTCCACAATCGTGATCGCGGTAGCGTCCGCCGTCGCCTCCACCGGATCGGCACCGGTCAAGTCCCAAAGCTGCACAATGATATCCTCTGTCCCCAGGTTGTGCACCACGTCGAAATCGCTCTCGATCCCATCCCCGATCGTCTCGGCGTAGGCCCCCGTCGGCAGCGTGACCTTTGTAGCGTCGTTCCCCGAATCGTCCTCGACCGTGAACCCGATCAGGTTCAGCGCTGCCCGTTGCGTCATCGGCGTGCCGTTGTCCTGGATCTCGTGTCCGCCTCCACCTCCGCCGCCCTCGCCCGGTATGATCTTATCCTCATACGCGTCATAGACCAGCGCATCCCCGTCCGCGATGCCGGTCAGATCGACCTCGATCCCGTTGATCTTCGCCGCGTCATGATCCAGATCGGTGATGTCCGTTTCGGTATGGGTGTGCGAGAGCGCGGCGTAGATCGTGTCGAAATATGTTTTCAGCGCCGCCTTGATGTTTGCCCAGCTCAGCCGCTTTTTAGCGTAGCTCGCACCGCTGTCCTCGATGATCGTAACGTCGGCGTCATCCGGCGTGGTTTTCTCATCGATTGCCGCGATCTCGCCGGGCACATCATCATGGATCGCGTTGGCGTCGGTGTGGTCCAGGTCGGTGATTTCCGCCTCCACGTGCGTGTGCACGCCCGGAGCGACCTGGCCCTCATCCGTCCCGATGGTGTGATGGATGCCGTCTGCCGCGTCGATGTCGTTGGCGTGACGCTCCGGATAGCCGTCCGCGTCCCACGCCGCCCGGTCGCCCGCCAATGGAATCCCTTTAGGCATACGCCACCCCTTCCGTGACCAACCCTGCCCCCTCTCCCATCGCCGCCCCGCTCACAGACAGACCAGCCGCCTGCTCGAATGTCGCGTCATAGACGTACAGATAACCATGTACGTAGCGATAGCCGATCTCGATCATTTGCTGGAACACCCGAATCGGCTTCGGATGTTGACCAAACCCAATCTCAATCAACTCCTGGTTAATTTTGATTGGCTTGGGAATCTCACCAAAACCAACCTCAATTATTCCCTGATAAATCCGAAATGCCTTCGGGATCAGCTTGTGGCCTATTTCAATCGATTCTTGTGAGACCTTGATTGCTTTGGCCATCAGGATGCTCCTACCAGTTCTACGCCGATATCCATGTTGTCAATAACATCATCCGTCCACGGATTACCGTCCGGGTCGAGCAGGTCCATCACAAATACATGACTGTCCGATGTATAGGCGTTTAGAGCGTCGCTCTTTTTTAGAGTGGCTCCGCTCTTTAGCAGCAGTTTAATCTGTTGAGAGTCTGCTGTGATTTTCTTGCAGTACACCCAATGAGTGACCATGATCGGTATCTTCTTGGTCGCATCCCAATCTTGGAGAGTGAACAAATCTTGCGCCTCATCAGTCCCCGTCCAAATGTAATCAGTGGTACTGCCAGGCTTCTCATCAATCTCCGTATAGTGAGGACTGTTGACAGGCAGAGTCGCGCCCAAAGCACCATCCGCAACCGTGTCGTTGTAGGTCGTGGTCGTGTTATCATTGATCGTGGTGACCAACTTATAGGTTGATCCTCCTGCCTCGGTGCGGTATATTTTCCGGGCAGTCGTGCCGTCCGGACCGATATCGATATTCGATAAATCCACACTCTGATTCGACGGTTGTACCAGAGCAGATGCGGAGCTTGCAGCCGTCTCTCCGTCTGTGTCCACGAAGGTCACTTTATAATAATAATCACCCGTCAGACCATCCCCCGCACCGGTCGCAACAGTTGGAGCATCCGGAGCAGCCGACAGTGAAAATCCGGTCTTCATCCATTCCTGCGTGGCCGTGTCCCCATCCGGAACCAATCCATCAAAGCGGATGTCCCCCGGCCAGCCGCCCGTACCGATAACGATATCATCCAGTCCGTCCAGGTAGCTATTTTTATTCTGAATAGTGATCTTCTCAAACGTCACCGACGATCCAGGTTTCGTGTCCCCGCTGTACACAATATCCGCATTACCTTCGATTTGTGTATAAATATAACCAGAATCGGCAGCAATAAAACGAACCTGAATGTTTTGATAAACCTGCTTGGTAGTGACGATAATTCCACTCGCCTTCCAGACCTCGTTGACATACGCATCCCACTTAAAATCATCGTTATACTTCACCATCAAATAGTTGCCGTCTGAAAGATATGCCCTTACCTCAGACCCGAAAATTCCTTCTCTCGGCTTTATCCAGAACCCAACATCAATTTCGTCGGCTGTGTCAGGAATATAAACTGTAAAATACGCAGCCCCGACTGGTTTTCCCGCCAAGTGATAACTGCCCGTGTGCGGACCGTCCGTGCTCTGCACAACGCAGTTGGTAGAAAACCAGTTCGGATTAACGGGTTTATTGCCGTACTCAAATCCAGTCCCAAAAATCGGTACAAATGGCATTCTTCACCTCACTCGTTGAACGGATCGTCCGCGTTTGAACCCAACGCCGTCCCGCCGATGATCTTCAAATTCCCGGCGCTTTCCGGGTCGCGGTAGCCGGCGTAGCCGCTCCCGCCCCCCAGCGCCCCGCTGCCGTCCAGATAGCAGTTATGACAGACCAGATCGCCCGATGAACTGACATGCACCGCGTGTACGCCGCCCGCCCCGTTGTTGACCGGCGCGATCCGGCAGTTGTATATCCGCGCTTCCCCGCTCGACGGCGCTGCGACGCCGACCAACGGATTTCCATCCGTGGCAGTCGGCGCAACGGCGATATCCATCAGCGCCGCCCCTTCCCCCAGCGTCAGCGTGCCGGTCAGGATGCAGCTCTCTGGAGAAATTCCCAGCAGCGTCACCCCCGCCGGCACGCTGTGATTGCCCGCGATCGTCACCGCCGGAAGCAGCACCACATTTCCGCTCGCCGCCGCCGCCAGCGCCGCGGTCAGCCCCGCCTCCGTCGCCGCAAACTCCGCAACCGGGTCCCCATTGGATTTGTACAGCAGGATCGCATCCCCGCCCAGCCCAACCTTGTTATCGGCGATGTCGATCCCAGGCCCTTCGCCGGCGGTCAGGGTCGCCTCCGAGACCGCCACCATCAGCGGCCGCAGGCGTTTGGCCAGCGTGGTCAGCAGATCGTTGATATTAGCCATCCCTCGGCACTCCAATATCCCACGGGCTTTGCTCGCCTCGTGGGGTCAAAATCAGCCGATCATCCGCCGGCGTGTATTCCGCCTCCTCGATGAACATCAGCGACGGATCCGCCAGTTTCGACGTATCCAGGCTGCCCGGGATCACGTCCTTCAATCTGGCGTACACCCCCACCGGGCACTGCTCCCGGCGAACTGGCACATCAAACGCGTCCCGCAGCTCGCCCCGCTTGGTGATCAGGTATGGGTTAGCGGAAGTCGGCTCCTCGTACACCCGCAGCCGGCGGTTGATGGCCACCGTGGCCAGCATGCGCCTATAATTCGAAGTTCCCATATTGAGCAGCTCCTCGATCTCGTAAAGCGCCAGCCCGTCCCCGTCCCTGAATTCGGAGATCGACAGCCCGCTGGCGATATCCAGATCGACCGCGGTGACAAATTCCCCCGCCGCGGTTGCGATCTCGGAGATCTGCGTGGCCGTGTCCACCAGATCCGTGCCCACGTTCTGGTAATAGCACCAGCCCAGGGTATCGTACCAGCCGCGCCCGCGCAAAACCACCCCCAGCTCGCCGCCCTCCGCCGGCGCGATGGTCGGGATCGGGTATTTTTTCTGCGCCAGCAGCATCGCCCGCGCCGCCTCGGCGTGCGCCTGGGCCGAGCCCGAGCTGGTGAAGAGCAGCTCCTTTTTGCCGTACTCCCCTGACGAATCAGTATCCTCCAGCCAGCCCGTGGTCTGCCTTCCGGCGTCGGATGTGTAGGCAACGGCGATTCGGTTGTACATCGAATCGATATTCACGCCCACGGTCCAGGCCGGCAGGCTCAGCTCGACCTCGGCGATGTAGCCCCACCAGACCGCATCCCCCCGGGTGGAGTAGAGGATCAGCGGGCATCTCAGCCGCTCGATCATCTCCCACAGGTCATTTTCATCCTCCGCCATCACGCTTACCTCGGCCTGTTTTGGCCCGCCGAACACCGACCAGGAGTAGCGCTGGACTTTGTAGCGGACCGGTAAAGTCTGCAGCTCATCCGAAAATGCCCGGCTCTGGATGTGGACCGTCAGGCTCATACCGTCAGCCTCCGCGGGCGGTAGTAGATTTTCACGCTCAGCGTGCGGTAGATCACGAACGATCCTGCCTGCGGCATATGCAGGAAATACAGCCGCTGCAGCTTGCCGGGCTGCAGCAGGATCGGCTCGCCGTAGCCGACATAGTGCCCGGTTTTTCCAGCCGGCGTCCAGCCGTCGGTGTAGAGATAGCCGTCGATGGCGTCGTCCACGATTCGCGCCTCATATCCCAGGCCGTAGCCCTTGTGGGTCAATTTGCGCCAGCCGTCCAGCGGCGTGAGCTGCAGAAAGTCCAGCTCGAACGAATGGCTCACGCTGGATTTGGCCGAGAGCACCAGGTCCAGCGGATATAGATCTCCAGCCCCGACCAGGTAGGGCGGCAGGCGCATACTGACCAGCTCCTGCAGGGAGATCGTTCCGAGCAGCGTCAGCGGCCCCTCCCAGATTGTGGTCAGAGCAAACTTAACTTTGAACCTGAGCCAGGTGCTGGAAGATACTGATCCGGTAATGTTCCCGATGATGCGCACATAACGACCCGCCAGTTTGTTGAGCAGCTCCGTGGAGAGCGTCCAGGTCAGCAGATCCACCTCAGTCGATCCTTCCCACGCGCAGTCTTTATACTGGTTCCCGGATAAAAAATAGCTGTCTTTTGTGGTTTCTCCGCTGGCATCCTCGGCCTCGAGGATGTGCTCGAAATTGGCCGGATCGCTCTCCACGTTGTGCCCGATCCAGATATAGCCGCAGCGGGTGGCCGAATCATAGTTATTCGTGATCTCGATCCTGGCCGCACCCGGCAGATCGCCCTCCACGTCTCCCTCGGCGATCTCTACATAATTACACACCGGCCCATCGATCCCGATGTATGATCCAGCCGCCGCGTCCTGCACATCCTCGGCCACCACAAAATAACCGGCGTGCCCGCCGTCGGTGATGGTGTAATCGCCGTCGTTGGCCGCCGAGCCGTATATGTTGACCGTCATCCCGGTCAGAAAATCCGCCAGCCCGTTGCCCGAATCCAATACCTTTTTCGTCCCCGCCTCGAAGCTGATCGTGTTGGCGGTCCTGTGCAGCCGCGGGTTATAGATCGGCAACCCGTCTGTGTTGGCCGTGTCCAGCGGATTGCTCAGCGCCAGCTGCGCCTCCGGCCCCTCCCAGTATGGCGCCCGCTCGATAATCAGGCTGGCCAGCGCCTTGTACTCTTTCCAGCGCCGGGTCAGCCCGGTATCCAGGCGCAGCTCGCCGTCAGAGATCCGCGAGCGCCAGGCGTCCAGGCTTTCATCCACTGCGAAATTCAGGTACACCCCATCCGGGCCGGTTTTGTGATTCCGCGCCCACTCGAACGCCCGGTTAATTGCCCGGATTTTCTCGGCCAAGTCCTCGTGCGAGCTGCCGCGGATGATCAGCTCCACCTGGTCCGAAGTCGGCTCTGCCTGACTGACCGGCGTATCCGGGTAAAACCCGTCCCGCACCGCGTAGGAGATCCTGTCGTGCAGATCGATCGTTGTGCTGCCGTAGGTGATGGTCATATATAGGCTCATCTCATCTCGCCTTCTGTGCCTCCTGCAGGACGATCCGCGCCAGCCGGCGCATGTCCATGTCCCGCGAAAGCGTCGCATGGATCGTGATGTTGACCGGCGCCGGCTGAGCTACGCCGGCCCCCGCCGCGCTCACGGTCAGCCCGCCGGTCGATATGCCCTCCGTCAGCCCGTTGATCGACCGGCCGATATCCCGCTGGATCTGGCGGAACGAATCGATCCAGCCCTGGCCCAGCCCGAGCGCCATGTTTCGGCCAATATCCATGAACACCCCGGACGGTGAATGCTCATCCAGCTGATTCGTGACCCCTCCAACAATTCCCTGGATGAATTTCTTGACTTGCTCTCCGAGCCACCCTGCTTTTTCTTTGATCCCTTCCCAGATGCCGGTCACGATATTCCGCCCAACATCATAGATTTGCTCGGCCAATTCGACCACTCCATCCACCAGCGCGGTGATGATATCCCCGGCCGCCTGGCCGAGCTGCGGCAGCATTCCGCCAATCCCCTCGATCAGCGCCAGCACCAGCTCCACCGCCGCCTCGCCGATCATCGGCAGCATCTCGATGATCGCCTCGATCAGCGCCGTGATCAGCTCCGGCACCGCCTCGATCAGCGTCGGGATGGCCGTGATCAATCCCTGCACCAGCGCCAGGATGATCTGCAGCGCAGCGTCTAAGAGCAGCGGCAGATTCTCGATCAGCGTCTGGATGATCTTGGGGATGATCTCGATGATTGCCGGGATCAGCTGCGGCAACGCCTGGGCGATGCCCAGCGCCAGGGTGATGATCAGTTTCAATCCGGCGTCCAGGAGCATCGGCAGCTGCCCGAGCAGCCCCGTGGCCAACGCCGTGATCAGCTGGATGCCCGCCGTGATCAGCATGGGCAGGTTTTCCAAAATAAACGCCACGATTGATTGGATGATCGACAGCAGCGCCGGGATCATCGCCGGCAGGTTGACCAGTATGGCGTCGATGATCCCCTGCAGGATCCCCAGACCGGCCTCCATGATCTCCGGCGCCTTTTTGGCGATGTCCGCGATGATCTTGCCCAGCAGCCCGCCGATCCCCTCGGCCATTTTTCCCAGGTCGCCGTCCGCGCCGCCCACGATGTTCGCCAGGTCCTTCATGTAGCCCTTGAGCGTGCCGCTGATCCCCCTAAACCCGGGCAAAAACGCAGCCGCCAGCGTACCCATGATGCCCTGGGCTGAGCCTTTCAGCCCCTCGATCTCATCCCCAAACGCCTCCAGTCCCTCGACCGCCTCGGTGCTCATCACCGCGCCGGTCTCGTGCGCCTCATCCGTCAGCCGCGCCAGCTCATCCGAGCCGGCCTTGATCAGCGGGTTCAGGTCCATCGCTGAGCGCCCAAAAATCTCCATCGCCAGCGCGTCCCGCTCGGTCTCGTTGTCCACTTTCCCCAGCGCGTCGATCAACTCGCCGAATACCGTCTCCGAATCGCGCAGCTCGCCGTTGGCGTCACGAACGGACACCCCGAGTGTTTCAAACGCCGCGGTGATCTCTTTGGAGGTGCCAACGTCGCTCATCGAGCGCGTCATCCGCGCCAGGCTGCGCGCGATCGTATCCACGTCCGTGCCGACCTGCCCGCCGATGTACTGCAGCTCCTGCAGTTTCTCCACCGAAAGCCCGGTCTGCAGGCTCATATCCACCAGCTCGCCGGCCGCGTCCGCGGCCTTCATCACCATCCCGCCGATCGCCCCGGCAGCCGCCAGCGCCGCCGTTCCCACCGCGGCGATCGCCTTTGCGCCTGTTTTCAAAACCTTGCCCAGCCCGCCGGCGATGGATTTGAGTTTCTCCAGCTTCCCGCCGGCGTGGTCGGTTTTATCCCCCAGTTCCTTCATTTCATTGCCGGCTTGGTCGGCCTCTTTGCCCATCTCATCCAGCGCCCGCTCGGACTGGCCAAGCTCCGTCTGCATCTTACCAAGCGTCTCGGTTTCCCGGTTAATTTTGATCTGCAGCTCCGCCAGCTCTTTCGCGCTCGCCTTGCCGCTCGAGGCCAGCTCGTTGTATACCCCCTGCAGCCCGTCCACTTTTTTTCGCTGCAGCTCAATGGTCTGGGTAAGCGAGGATATTCGCTTCTCGAGCCCCTCCTGCGATTTACCCCAGTCTCCTATTGCGGCCGCCGACGCGCGGAATCCGGATTCGATCACGCGGATTTCGCGCTGCAGATCAGCGACGCCCGCTTTGTAGTTCGTCGAATCAAACTGGACGCGCTGCGAGAGAGGGGGCAGGTCGCTCATTACATCACCTCAAGATTTTCCACCGCCGCGATTTCATTTTCACCAGTGATGAATATTTCCGGCGCCGGATATTCGGCCTCGCCCGTGACAGCGATCTCCGGGATTTCGACGGCGGCATCCTCGCCTGTCACGATGATTTCCGGCCTGGGGACAAACACCCGCTTGACCGTCGTGATCGGCAGCGGCGGGTAATTCTCGCAGGTCTCCATCTCCACCTGCATCCAGCCCAGCGATTCGAAAATCTCCTGATAATTCCGATTCCAGGCGTGTTCCGAAACCACCCCGCGCGATTCGCCCTCCACCGTGACGATCAATTTCCTGGCCTTTTGCGCGATCCGCTCGAACAGCCACTCATGCTCGGGTGGGATGTGCATCAGCAGCCCCGACGTGTAGATCACGTCGAACTCATCCACCTCCTCGATCACCCGCTCGGCTGGCCCGATCAGCACCTGGGTGCGTTTGTATGTTGGGAAATGCTCGCGCCCCACCTCCACGGTTTTCGGGCTGATCTCGATCCCGGCCACGTGTTTGAACCCGGCTTTTTTCAGCGCCACCAGATTCCGCCCGGTCCCGCAGCCGATCTCGAGGATCGTGTCGGTTTTGTCCGCATACAGCTCCATCGTTTTCACCCACAGCTTGGAGACCTCATCCAGCGTTAAGTAAAACTCCGGCCGGCAGGTGCGGATCCGTTTCTCCGGCGCGCCGGAGGTAGTCGGATCCAGCCAGAACTGGATCCGGTTGAATACATACGGTTTTGGTTTTTTCGATTTGGTTTTCATAGGTAGCTCTCCAAAATAGTTACGAATTTTTTAGCGTCCCACGGCGTCGAGATAAACCGCTCTCGCCAGGCCGCCGCGGCTGCGTCTCCCTGACAGGCCCGCCGGATCAGCTCGGCCGGTTCGCCCGCCAGGATATCCAGCGGATACATCATCAGATCGGCATATTTTTCCCACGACTGGGCGTACACGGTCTGGCCGTGGCTGACTGTGTGCGGGGGCAGATCCTCGCGCATCATCAGCGTGGGTTTTCCGCGCGCCACCGCCAGATAGGCAAATGTCTGGTGACCGATCACCACATCCGCCTGGTCGATCTCGCGGATCGCCAGGTCCGGCCGGCCCATCACGTAGGTCACCCCTGATACCCGCGGCAGCCCGTTGCGCTCCAGCGCCTGGATGTGCCGCACAGTCAGCTTCGCGCCGGTCTCCCGGCAGTACGCCAGCAGCAGCTTGAATGTCCGCTGGTTGGCGTCCTTGTCCTCTTTGCAGATCCAGCCGCTCGCCGAGGGATGGATCGGCCCGAACAGGATATTTTTCGGTTTCACGATCGGCTGAAACGGCAGCATCCCGCAGTAGGTCCAGCCGGTCACTTCCAGCGGCAGCTCGTAACCGTAGCGCCGCATCACCTCCACGTGCCCCGGCCCGGGCACAAAGTTGCAGCGGGTATGCGGCCATACTTCCCAGATACCGTCCCAGATGATCTGCGGCCGCGCCGCGTGTGGATACAAAAATATCGGCGTGCCCTGGCTGTGAAAGCGCTCCAGCTGGGCCGTTCTCCGTCCGCCGTCCATGTCGAACAGCACAAACTTGACCCGCGCCCGGTTCTGGACCGACGGGCGGTAGCCCGCCCTGCGCAGCGCGTCCACGTAGGCCTTTTCTTTGCCCTGGTGTGGGCGGATCATGAAAAACCGCTGCGAGTGTGACGTGTTATAGCCAGGACGCCCCCGGGGCGTCGCAAAAGATCTTTGGTCCTTTCGGCGTAATGCTGGCATGCGCTCCTCTCCCGTTCGATGATGTTTTCAACTGCCTGCTCACGAACGGCAGCAGGCTCTGGATGTCCGTCTGGTCGATATCCAGCAGTGACCAGCCGTACAGCTTCACCAGCCGGATCTTAAGGTCGACCAAGGCCGCCAACGCGTCTATTTCTGCCGGGTTTTCCCCGGCCGCGTAGGGTTTGCCGGCATCAGCTCGGCCACTCGCGCCGCGATGCCCTCGATCACCGCGATCATCTCGCCCAGATCCGCCCCGGCGCGCAGCTGCTCGATCGTGAATTGACCTCCGTAGAAGTCCACGATCAGCTGGTACAGCGCCGTAAGCTGTTCCTGGGTCAGATCGCCCTCGCCGAGCGAGCTCGAAAACTCAATCGCCCGCTCGGCGAAAACGAGGGGGATCCGCGCGCGAGAGTAGGTCTCGAGCGGAGCGTCCTGGTCGTCATACAGCGTCAGAACGATCGGCGTCCCCAGCGGCATCAGGCACTCTCCGAGGCAACCGGCGGCACCTGCACGGTCGTGAACCAGTCAGTCGGATCGAACGCGGCGATGTCATCGTCGCCAACGACCCGCTGCAAACCTTCCTCCAGCCCGTAGTCATCCAACTGGAATTTGCACACGGTTTTGATCGCGTGGACGTTCAGCTTCTGCAATTTGGGCTCCGGCGTCTCTCCTCGGGTGACGGCCTCTTCATCCGGGACATCGAATTTCACCTTGGGGAAGAGGTAATACCTATAGCTGCCGTTGCTCTTAAGCGAGCGGAACATCAGCGCGTAATAGGGCGGCACCCCGCCGTGCTCATACATCACGCCGCTCGCTTCATCGAACACCTGGCCGGTGAGTTTGGCAGCCATCCCAAGCGGGAGGCCGGTCACGATCATTGCGATCGCAGTCTCTCCCCGGGTTGTAAATGTTTCATAGGCCTGGTCATCGGCGTAGATCGTCTCAGAGTTGGTCGTAGAGCTCGGGGTCACTTCCGCCGCCGGCGCCAGGTACTCCGGCGTCCCGACGGTATAGACGCCCAGCTCATCCGCTATGACCTCAGCGACATAGATACTATCGACGCCGACTCGCGGTTTATATTCTCCTGCATCGTAAGCCATTGTTATCTCCTAATAACTCTCGATTAGTTCCTCCTCATCGGAGGTGTATATGAAATCCAGCGCCAGGCCGAAGTGCCTGGTCTCCGGGTTATAGGGCAGCTCGCGGATCGAGCTGCGCGCAAAACCGGCATCCACCATTACGCCTTTGATATCCGGCATCCCGCTCAGCCCGTTGCGGTTGTAGTAGGCCACCTGGACGCGGTACATCCGCATCGTTTCAAAGTTATCGGCATGCACGATCGGCGGCGAGCTGATCAGCTGGTGGACAATGTACTCATCCGGCAGCTGTTCGCCGGTGGCCAGGATCATCGTGTTGGCCGCCAAAGGCAGACCCAGCCCGCTCAGCGCGTCCTGCACCAGGTCCCAGATCATTTGGCCAGCTCCTCGGCCAGTTTGGCCTTCATCGCCTTGCTGACCTTGCTCTTGTCCTCATCCACCGTCGGGCGGATGTAGGGCTGGGCCGCCATCGAGCTGGAGCCGTACTCCTGCGCGTTGCCGTAGCGGGCCGTGTCCGCGTCCGCTCCGATCACGCCGACCTCGATGTAGGTCAGGTTGCCGTCCCGGTGCGGGCCGTCGATCCTGATGTGATCCTCCAGGTTGTGTGTATCCTTGGGCACTCTGCGTTTCATCCCGTCTTTGAGCACCTCCCCGCCCGCCAGCAGCGCCCCGCCGGCCGCGGCGTCCATATCACGCCCCAGCTGCGCCAGCGCCTCGAGCGATTCGGCGATGCCCTTGGTGGAGATCTTTACCCGGCTTGCCATTTGCGCACCTTCAGCTCGATGTACTCATGCCGCTCCTGGATATCATCCAGGGAGATAATCTCATACAGCTGACCGCCTTTCTCCACCACACAGGTGCGGTCCAGCCCGGCCCGGTAGCGGATCAGAACCGTGGCCGCGTCCAGCGCCTGGATCGCCGCCGCCTGCAGCGCCTCCGAGCCGTGCACGTTGGTCCACCGCGCCCACACGTCCGCGATCTTGGTCAGGCTGGGCTTTTGAAACCCGCCCGTTTCCGCGGTTACGGCCCTGCTATACAGCGCGATTTTCAGCCGCAGATCGCCCGGGTTGCTGAAAATC